AGAAATTAGTCTTGGCAGATCACAGCAGTTGAAAGTTTTAGCTCTTTTCTCTCATGGTCAGATTGCACTTAAACCAGATTTTGCTGGTTACGCGATTGGTGATTTACTAATTGAAAACTACAACAAATCTAAGGTTGCGTTGTACTTCAGAGAGGGAACCGCTGTTAACGATAATCGAATTACTACCGGTGATAAGTACAGCGAAGGCACACTACCCGAATCACCTTTTAGTGATATAGGAGGTCAAACAGATCCTTTTTCTATTGAATTTCCAGTCAACTTAGGGGGTGAGCCATCTAAGAAAGCATTTAGCGGAACAACTAACCCCACAACTCAGGCAATCTTTGGTCTATATAGTCCAATGCCTAACGGATCGCAGTACAAACTTCCATTTGAGTTCATCATGGAACTTAGAGGAATGACGCAATCAACAATTCTCGATACCTATAAAAAGATGAGAAAGATTGATGCGTGTTGGCCGACTCGCGCCGCATTAATCGAAGTAGCTGGTCAACGCGGTAGGCAAATTAATCGAAGTGTTTCTGTAGGACAAGAATTGCTCTATGAAATATTTGCATCAGGTAATCAGGCAGAACAAGAAAACAGTGCTGACTATGACCCTTGGAAAGTAGAAGATGTTAAATCAGCAGTCCAAACAATCCGTGAAACAGCAGACCAGAACTTAGCTTTAGGCGAATCTTACATGGTGGGTACAGCCATCGTTCGTCTATTTCGCATCGCAAGTAACCCAAACAGTCCCGGTAAAACTTGGGAAGTAGGAATCACAAAAACGTACTACTTCAAAGTTGTTGAAGCCGGTGTACTAGATGTCATTGACATGCCCGGCCATTTAGCTAATCCAGTTTGGGGCGGGGCGCAAAAGACAACTTCAGAAGGAAATATCTACATAGATCAGCAGCGCAATAATCTTTCGACTCCTTATGACACCTATATGCTTCAACGGTTAGCAATAGCGACAGTATCTAATACCCGTGAATGTGATGTTACTGAAATAGGTATCAAGTCAAAGGTTAATAAATCAATTAGTTTCCAAAACGTCAATAGCCAACCAGACGCGGAAACGATTCAAAAATATTGGAGTGATCGCGCTTCAATTAGTCTTGGAAATATTCAACGTAATATCAGTCGTTTTAGTTTCTTTAAATTGCAAGCAAGGGTGGCGGGGTCAGATAATAATTGGATCAACCTAAGTAACAGTACAAATAATCATTCTGGTCTTTTTTGCATCATTGGAAATACACCTCAAGAGCAGTACAACTATCTAACAATTAAGCACCCAAGTAGAGATCAGTATGAGTTCAGGCTTTTACCGTGGCCGGGCAATGATGTAGCTAAAAATTGTGTTGGTGAATCAGCTAGTACGAGTAAAGCAGTGAATGTTTTAAACGCTTCTTATTCAGAAGATAACGACGCTGTTCAACAATTTACTTCTAATAGTTTCACGGTTCGTTTTGTTGGTCGTGACGATCTTGTATTAACAAAAGAGCGCGTAAGTAACCCTGATTGGATTCAAAATTTAGCGTTATCTCTTGATCTAGCTGATCAAACCGGCCCAGTTACATCTTTAAGTAGGACAAGTACAGCCGGTCCGGGGCAAGCGTTTATCTGGCCGACAACTTCAGATTGGGTGTACGAAGCGACTCATTACAATTACCCAGTTCCCCCAGTAGGAAAACCAATATGGTGTGTCAGTAAGGTTTTACACGCTGGCGTTATACATTGGGTTTTCTATCTACATTCAATACATCGTGGTCCCGGTCTTGGTCCTGTTTCGACTGGAGTAATAGTCACAGACGACCCAACGGAAGCGTGGTTTGAATTTAACGGTAAGCGGCATAGACCCGGAACTTTACAAACAACAACACACCCTGAAGATCCATCAGTACCCCTTGAGTTATGGAGTGTTCTTGAATATGAAGAGGTAGATATTCCTGTAGCCCATGATTTTGAGGGCAATGTTTCTCTAACCGGTGGTAGTGGAAGCGGCTTACAGGTTTATTTAGAAACTGCTTCAAGCGCAACTTCCAACGTCGCAAAATGGACAATCACGAATAACGGTGATAACTACAAGAACGGCGAAACCGTAACTATACCGGCAAAATCTGGAAGTCCTTATTCTTTTCCAGCTACAGAAGTACAGGTCACAATTGAACGTGATACCGATGGTACTGGTTCAGGTTCAACCATCATTAATAACTTAAATCCCTTCGATAAGATTGCTGACTTCCCTCAGTATTACGACGGTGATATTTCAAGTCATCAATCAGGCCCAGAACACGAAATTTGCTATGTGAATCAAATACTAGAACCAACTAACACAGGACCGGCAACTTATAACGACTTAGCTTTTGCTGGTATTCGGATTAACAGTTCAAAAGAATGGACTAATTTTTCTCAGCTATCTGCCTACTTCACACAGGGAATAAAAGTCGAGCGTTTAATTGATGGTGGAACAGGTGCTACAAACCTATTCCCTGAGATTGCATACAACCTATTAACTGATCCAAAGATCGGTGCGGGTGATTTGATTGGTGTGACTGCTGTTGACAAAACCTCGATGGAAAGGGCAGCAAAGTTCTGTCGTGCTAACGGGTTTAAGTGGGATGGCATGATTTCTAACAGTCTTAATTTGCGTGAGTTTATCTTTGAGATGGCTGGTTATGCTTTCTTAGATTTCACAATTATTGGAGGGCGTTTCTCCTTAGTTCCTAGTGTTCCTTATCACGGAACTCTTGATAATCCCGGCACGATTGATGGAGGAGCAAAGCCAGAGATACGTGCGTTGTTCAGTGATGGAAATATTAGTGATTTAAAAGTGTCGTTCTTAACCCCAGAGGAGCGTCAAGTATTTAAAGCTGTCGTTTTATATAGAAAGGAAACTAAAAATGGTTTTCCAGAAACGCGATCAATCTCAATTCGCTTGAATGATACTGCTAGTGAAAATGCTCCAGTCGAGAAATTTGATTTAAGCGGTTTCTGTTCATCAAAAGATCACGCAACGATGTTTGCTCAGTATGCGTTGAAGACAAGGAAGCTTGTTGATCATGGACTGACCTTCAAAACCAGTCCTCAGAACTGTGTTGGTCTGATGCCCGGTCAGTATTTCAGACTCGTAAGTGAAGCAACTCATACCAGTCGTTTCCAAAATGGAGCAATCACCGACACAGGTGAGATTATTAGTCGCGATACTTTGTCAGGTTCGCAACCTATTTATTATTGGCTACCCGGAACAACTGAAGTTAAGGAGGGTACTTTAAATACTTCAAATGTTGATCATGCTTTGCGTGGTTCACTCTTTACGATTCGGAATAACACAACAGAGAATAGAGTTTATAAGGTTGAATCAATTGCTTATACCGAAGAGGGATTAGTTGAAATTGCTGGAAGTTTTGTTCCTTTAACCAGTACAGGATCGTTAGCGGTCCTAGAATGGTATGGATTGACTGATCAATTCGTTATTTCAGATAACTAATGGCAACTGGAGCGCAACCATTCCCAACAATTAAGCCTACTTCTAGGGCTTACACACCGGGGGAATATCCAACGCAAGAATTTGTTTCGCTAGATGGAACAAAAACTTACATGCGTTATGGCAATAAAAGATCAGAGTCAACCTTGGATCTTGGCTTTAATAACATTACTGATAATGAGGCTGATGATATTCTTGATCACTACCGAATTGTTAATGAGACTTGGACTTTAGCTGACGAAAAAACAAGATGGGTGACGTTTAGTACAAGTGATGGACTAGCTGGCGCGGAATCTAATCTTCCTTCTTACTTAGCAGAAGCAGGTCTTCGCTGGCGTTATTCCAAGCCGCCAAAGGTTAAGAGTGTGCAAAAAGGCATCAGTAATGTGACCTGTTCCTTTGTCGCTTGCCTAGATTCGCCTAAACTAAGTTAATTAACTCCAACTTACCTAAATCAAGTGGCATTTTATTCAGGTCAAGATGGCAAGCTTTATATAGATGGCAGTGCTTCTGAAGCGGCGAAAGTTGTTTCTTGGTCATTTTCAGCTTCGCAATCCACTCTCGACACAACCAGTCTTTCTGACACAGATCGAACACTAATCGAAGGGATACGCAGTATTTCAGGAAGCTGCCAGATTTATTATCACAGTGATGCCAGTAGTTCTGGAGATGCCACGACTCTTATTGGCAAGCTTATTAAGGCACGTAGTTCGGCAAGTGTTCCCGGTGTAGCTCCAAAGCAAAACGCTACAACCGCAGAAACAGCGACAATTCTCGAGCTTGGCTTTAAGGATTATCAAGGCACGATTAAGAAGATCAAGTTACCTGTTGTCTTAACCAATGTTTCGATGACAAGTTCTCAGGGTGAAGTTTTATCTGCCAATGTTTCGTTTGAAGCTAACGGCGCACCTAGTTCTATTAATATCTAATGTCTGGGAAAGTTATCACCGGTGATGATGGGTACGTTGAACTTCAACGAACCTCTCTTGAATACTCATTTAATACGACATTAGAAACATCTGATGTCAATACAACCCGTAAACGCTTTTCTGTTGATGGGTTAGAAGACAGTGTTATCACCGGCGATAGAATTGAAATCACCACTGTTGATGGTTCAACTCTTGAATTAGTTAGCGGTCATAGTTATCCAGATGGTAGTTGGTTTGTTCATGTAGATGCGGCGGGAGGAATACGTTTATATGACACGTTTGATAATGCAATTACAGGAGGTGCAACTAACGCTTTAACTCTTGTTGCCCCAAGTGCATCAAAAGCAATAACTTTTAAAGCACGTAATACTTCCTATCGGCCACTTGCGCGAGTACGTGATTTTGAGTTCACAACCAATAGAGAGTTAATACAGACAGAAACACTGGGGTCAAAGTTTAAAGAGCAATATGAAAACGGAT